CGTGTGTCAATATGTCAATTTTCGTGGTTAATTTATTATATATATATATACTACATATATATTTCATACCCCCCTTTCTTCATTATCTATTTTCTTATATTTTATTCATTTCATTCATTATTTATATTTTAAAAATTATATTCATAATTTTCCCTCAATATATATATTTTTATACATTTATAATCATATTAAAAAATCACTATACTAATATATATATTACTAATTTTAACATCAACAAATAAAATATATTACATCTAATAAATTAATATATACAACACAATGACCACATATCATTTTAATCCTAATAATCCAATTTATAATTCTCAACAATTATTAAATTTATATCATTTCTTTAACCATCCACAAAATAATCAACTATTAATTTCTAAACAATTTTCTTTAAATTATACATTAATTAATACTAAAACTAATATTATTCATACTAACTTTCATAAACATATTAATTCTTTTCTTAATATACAACCTACACCTAATAATCCAAATAATATTAATCAAACTATTAATCAATCACTACCTTTAAATCAACCACAAAATAATTTAAATAATCCACCTTCCACCCCAGAATCACCTTTATCTACCACTGATTCTAATACCTCTACATTTTAAATTATTTTTTCCTCAACTAGTGCACTATACTAATCCTATAGTGCACTAACCTTTACAAAAAAATTATATTCATAATTTTCCCTAAATAAATCAAAGTGGTTAACATACCATATATAAACCCTGTGAAATAATCAGGTAGTATAGCTCTGGGCAGGTCGCTAACTATACGGTAATATATGGTTGGTCTGTAATCACTTTGATTTTTTTATAATCAACCGTATTGCTAAACTGTAAAAAACCGACGACCGGGGACCGGGGCCGTCTTGGGATGGGCATTGGGTGATCCGTGTGGCCACCGAGGCGTCCATCGTGCCACCGCCATAAAATTATATTCATAATTTTCCTTCAATATAAACCAACGAAAGGTAAACGTAATGTATGAGAAATATAAGATGAGAGAAACCCTTGATGGCACGGGTCACGCCATCGCTGAACAGCTTGTCAGAACTCTGATGTTTAACAGAGATCCTGACTTTGCCGCTAACTTGCGTACTGTAGATCAGATATGTAATATCATAGAAAGAGACTATAGTCCTCAGGTGTCGCCTACCGGTACAAAAGACTTTGTTACGTATCATTATAAGGCCTGGTTAAAGCATTTTATAATGATGAGAAACATGGTTGGGAATAAAGAACTTCAGAAACGTACTTGGGGTCATGATGAGCATTTTACCTTAGAAGATTTCAAGGAAATGTGTCCTGACTTTGAAGGCGTTGCTTGGGCTGAAGAAGACTTCGATAAGTTCCAAGAAGTTTATAATTCCAAAAGTGGTACCTATGATGAATATGGGAACATATGTGAGTTCCCTGATCCTGTATAGAGTCGTTGGTGTGGTCTATCCTGTCCCCTATTAGAGAGGGGGCAGGGCGGGCTTTAAACACCTATATACCGTATAAAGTATACCGTATAGAAAAATTATATACATAATTTTACCTTAATATAAATTATAGAAAGATGTTGCCATGTTTAAGTTCTTTGATTTAATGTTAGCGATACTAGACGTCGTTAACGCTTTGCTTATAGCAGCTTCCCTGCTTATGCTTGTGATCTTCTTACCGTCTATCTTAGAAGTCATAGTTCCTTTCATTCAAACCATGATGAGGCCAATATGAAACATGAAGAAATATTTGACTACGTACTTGCCGTGTATAATGTAGCATTAGGAGTAGATGAGATTATAAATATAGTTTCTAATAACCTTAATGTAGACCATTATGTAACCAATAAGTACACCTCATAGGCGCGATATTCATCGCGCTACCTTAATAACTTTAACCTAAAGGAGAAATATAGTGAGTACATATCCTCGTTCTATAATCGTAAAAGATCTTACAGCTAAGTTTTGTCGTATCTCTGGTACTGACGCACCTGTTAACCCATTCGGTAGTAAGCAATGGGAAATGGTGATACAAACCTCTGACCCGGCTAAAGTCCAAGAGCTTAAAGATTATGGTCTTAATGTAAAGCAAGATAAAGATGATCCTGCTACGTTTAATGTAAACCTTAAGCGTAAAGGCATTAAGGCCGATGGTAATCCTAACGCACCAGTTAAGATTGTCGATACAAAGCTGCAACCAATGGATGGCAATAACATAGGTAATGGTACCAAAGTTAATGTCAACTTGTGGCAGTATGAGTATGAAGCACCTGGTAGAAAAGGTGTTGCCACCTCATTGACTGCAGTGCAGGTAGTTGAGCTTAAAGAGTATACACCAACAGCGGGCTTTGAGGCCATTGAGTCTGTTGATGCTGCCGATGTAAGCAAAGAAGCACCTGTATTCTGATGCACCTCGAGTCTCGCGCCGTAAGGCGCGGGGCTCAAGTTATTCTTGGAGTAAACCGATGTCATTATCATTTTATATAGTATTAGCCATAGCTATTGGCGGACTTATAATCTTAGAAGAAAGGTCGTAATGTTAACAATAATAACCGTACTAGTATTTGCATTTATCGTATGGATAGGTGCCCGTCTATATTAAGGAGAATCTAATGACAGTAGCAAAAGACTTTATGACAATTGATGAACTAATAGTAAACAGTCCACCGCATTACAAGCAGGGCGATGTTGAGTGTATTGAGGCTATAAAAGCAGCAACCGGCGACGGGTACCAGGGCTACCTGCAAGGTAACATTATGAAGTACATATGGCGTTACCGAGCTAAAGGTCAAGCGATAAATGATCTTAAGAAAGCTGAATGGTATCTTAAAGAACTAATTGTTGATGAACAAAAGAGACAAGCCCAATGATATATGCAACAATAATCATGTGTCATTTAGCAGTAAAAGGTCCTGAATGCTTACTGTTATCAGACAACCGAGGACCGTATACCGCAATAGAGCATTGCATATCTCGCATGGATCAAATGCATAAAGATGCTTTAAAGGTATTGCCTAAATATAAATTAGCAGAAACCAATTGTATATCAGAAAGGGGAGGTAAGTATGGAACAAAAAGATTCCCAAGCTCAACGAGTTCCGTATAAAATTATGACGTACCCAGTAGATGAGTTCGGTAGATTAGGTGGGTTGTTTAGCCTAGTTGATTTACCTGTAGCCAAGTATGTAAAATACGAAGACCTGAGTGAAGAAGACCAAAAGAAAATAGATGAATCACCAGCATGGAGAGACCAGTATGCCTAGAAACCTTACCAAAACCTATAAGAAAGAATGTTTTAAGTTCCTTGATAGCCTCAGAGAAAGTGGCGAAATGAATATGTTTGGAGCTTGTACGTATCTAGTAGATGATTTTAACCTTGATAAAAAAGATGCAGTATCCTGCTTACAAGAATGGATGAATAATAAACGAGAAGAAAAACTGCAAGAAGACTTTGAATTAGCTAATTAGGAGAATAGCAACATGAAAAAATCAACAACAGCATTACATAGAATAACCAAAGAAAGATTCCCAATGAGCGGTTATAAGTTTACTGTAACAAACCGAAAAGATCCTGCTATCATAGAGTTAAAGAAGAACGTAAAAGCTATGAACAGCGAGAGAGGCTGGGGAACTAAAATGAGAGTAAGACTAATGGGTCGTGGTCCAAGAACCTCATGGGCTAGATTAGAAGGTAAGCACCCAAGAGCTTATGATTGTTACCTACCATTAGATAAAGCCACCCATTATGATGTGTATGTAAATGATGTTTATGTTCCATACCAAGACCATAGAGGTGCATAATGTTAGAACTTATATTATATAGTTTTGCAGGTGGTGCAGCATTAGCATACTGCATATGGTATTTAGCAGACGCATTAGCTAGATACTACGAATAGAACAAAGAATACTCGCCCAGTACTACGCCTTCTTAGCACGAGAGGACCTAACATATAACGTGACATAAGTAGTAAGATACTTTAGGGTTTATCTGATGTGGCGATCAGACGAGTTTACAATGGAGAATGTTATGACTAAAGACAATACAACGACAGAAGAGAATGATAAGTATGTATTTGTTAAACCTGACGGCGGAGAAATCTGGTGCTATGGTAGCGTAGAATGGGATAGTAATTTCCAAATATGCTGTGATGATGAGGAGTTCGATGGAGTGGCAGCAGATATCGATGGCGAAACGTATAACACATGGGATAAAGTTTGTCAATATGTAATTGAAAACTACCGTGCAGATATAGAGGAGATCACGGCAGTATGACAAACCCAACTATAAAAATACATGACCGTATTATGCAGACCGTAGTAGAGTTAACAGAAGAAGAACATGATCCATTTGCGGTGGCGGGCTGTTTGCTCGCCATTGCTATTTTTGTATACCGATCTGAAGAAATGGAGTGGAGTACTATTAGCAGACTA